CCGCGCGGCGCGCTCAAGTCGATAGGGCGGCGAGGCCGGCCACCGACTCGGCGGGTAGGGGGGGATCGAACTGGAATGCTCCTGGCGTGGAAGCGCGTCCTGTGCCAAAAAAATGCACTCGCGAAATGAAACTAGGGGGGATCTCCCGAATTGACGACGGGGAGGGGCTCTAGATGGCGCCGGGGCGCAAGCCGAAACCCTCCTGGCTCAAGGTCGTCACGGGAAATCCTGGCCATCGGCCGATCAATGAGGCCGAGCCGATCCCGATCGGCGACATCGTCGAGTGCCCGCCCTGGTTCGACGACGCTCAGCGCAAGGAATGGTCGGAGGCGATCGCCGCGGCGCCGGCGGGCCTCCTCAAGCAGCTCGATAAGTCCGTGCTCGTGGTGTGGGTCTGCGCCAAGGTCATGCATGCATTCGCCGCCCAGCAGATTTCCAAATACGGACAGCTCATCAAGACGCCGGTGACCGGTGCGCCGATGCAGTCGCCCTACGTCTCCATTTTGAATCGCCAGGCGGCGCTCATGATGCGGGCGGCCGCCGAAATGGGCTTCTCGCCGTCCTCGAGGTCGCGTGTCAGCATCGCCCAAAAGCGCAAAGGCAAGTCCGAAACCCCGTTCGACGACCTCAAGGAGCTCGGGGACTAGGGACTACATTCTCGAGGCGATCGTCTTTGCGGAGGAGGCGATCGCCGATCGGCGTGGGGCTCGCCATGGAAAACGGATCCGCCTCGCCGCGCGGCGCTTCATTCGGGACCTGAAAGCCACCCAATCGAAGCGGCCGCCGTTCCTATGGAGCGCAAACCGCGCGATCCAGGCCTGCAAATTCATCGAGCGACTGCCGCACGTCGAGGGGAGCTGGTCGACCGAGACGCTGACCCTCGAGCCGTGCGAATGTTTTTTGCTGGTGCAGCTCTTCGGCTTCCGCCGGCCCGATGGCACGCGCCGCTTCACGACATTGCTGTACTGCGTCGCGCGCAAGAATGCGAAGTCGACGCTGGCGGCCGCGATTCTGCTCTACGTCTTTTGCATGGAGCCCGAGCACGGGCCGCAGGTGCTCTCGGCCGCGACCACCGGCAGCCAGGCGCGCATCGTGTTCAATATCGCGCGCCGCATGGTCGAGCAGAACGGCGGATTGCAGAAGAGTTTCACGCTCGAGGCCTTCGCCAATTCAATCGTGCGCTACGAAGTGGGCGGCACGTTCCTACCCATCAACTCGAAGGCCTCGACGCAGGACGGATTGAACCCCTCGGCGCTGTGCTTCGATGAGCTGCACGCGCACAAAACCCGCGATCTGTTCGACGTGCTGCGCTCGGCCGTGGGCGCGCGCAATGACCCGCTGTTCCTGTACACGACCACCGAGGGCTATGAGACGCCCGGGCCGTGGCCGGAGATCCGCGGCTTCGCGAACCACGTGCTCAATCGGGTGATCGAGGCCGATCACATGCTCGTGTTAATTTTTGCGCTCGACGATGAGGACGATGACTTCGACGAATCGAAGTGGATCAAGGCGAACCCGATGCTCGGCGTGTCCATCCAGCTGAAGAAAATGCAGGAGTACGCGATCGAGGCCAAGGCGCAGCCGGGCGCGCTCTCGGAGTTTCAGATCAAGCGGCTGAATCGCCAGGCGGCCGCGGCGGAGGGGTGGATCGACCTGCGGCGCTGGCGCAAGTGCGACGGCCCCGTGCCGCTCGAGCAGCTCATCGGCTGCCCCTGCTGGGGCGGACTCGACCTCGCGAGCTCGCGCGACATGTGTGCATGGCGCTTGCTCTGGCTCAAAGATGAAATCTATTACACCTGGGGCCGCTACTGGGTGCCGGCGCAGGCCGTGCAGCAGCGCACGGAGCGCCGATCGGTGCCGTATCGCAGCTGGGTGCAGGCCGGTTTTTTGACGCAAACCGAGGGCGACGTCGTCGATTATTCGGTGATCCGGACCGACATCCTGCAGGACTGGGAACGCTTCTCGCCGTCAAAAGTGGCGTACGATCAATGGAATGCGACGCAATTAGCGCTCGAACTGGCCGAGGCTGGGGTGCCGATGGAGAAGTTTATCCAGGGTCCACGCTCCTACAATCCTGCCATGCAGGCCTGCGAGATCGCCTACTATGCCGGCCATTTACGCCACGGCGGGAATCCCATCCTGCTGTGGAACGCGGCCAACCTGGTGCCTCGGATCGATGTCAACCTCAACAAAGCCCCCGACAAAAAGCGCAGCGCCGATAAAATCGACGGCATGGCCGCGCTCCTGATGGCCTTCGGCCTGGCCGCGACCGACGAGGGCGACGGCGACGCCGCCGGGTTCTTCTCGGCGCCGGTGAAAGCCTGATGGCCACCTCGATTCGTGCGGCGATCGCCACCAAGACCGCGGAATTCTTCAACAGCTTTTTCGATTATGGATCGGGCTCGATCGCCCGTGGCTGGTACCCGGTCGCCGCCGGCGGCCAGGCGCGGCCGCCGATCAACGCCGCGCGCGCCGGCACGGGCACGATCGTCACGCCGAATACCGCGCTCGCGCTCTCCGCGGTGTGGAGCTGCGTGTGGTTGATGGCGGGCGCGGTCGCCTCGCTGCCGTTTTATCTGAACCGGCGAACCGTCGGGCAGGTGAGCTACGGCTCGCCGGCGATCGACGTGCCGCTCTACACGGTCATCAACAGCCAGCCGAATCAGGACATGTCGGCGGTGAGCTTTTGGAAATTCATCATTGCGTCGGAGCTGCTGTGGGGCAACGGCTATGCCGTCAAGACCCGCAACGGCCAGGGCCAGCTGATCGCGCTCGATCCGATCCGGCCGGAGTACATGGTGCCGTATCGGTTGTGGATCCCGGGCACCGAGCCCAAGCAGTACGAGATCCGCTATCGCTACTATTCGCCGCTCGAGACCGTGGATTACTCCGCCGACCAGATTTTTCACTGGAAAGATCGCACGCTCGATGGCCTGGTGGGCCTATCGCGCATCGAATATGCGCGTCATTCCATGGGCATCGCGCGCGCGGCCGAGGACGCGACCTCCGCCACGTTCAAAAATGGGCTGCGCTCGGGCGGCTTCGTCACGTCGGTGAAGTACTTGACCAAGCCGAATCGCGACGAATTGAAATCCTCGCTCAAGCAATTCGTGCAGGGAGGTCCGGAAGAGGGCGGGATCATGGTCTTGGAAGGCGGCCTCGACTTCAAATCCTTGACCATGAACCCGCAGGATGTGCAGCTCCTGGCCTCTCGGCAGTTCTCGGTCGAGGACATCTGCCGCTGGTTTCAGATCCCGCCGGTGCTAATCGGCCACGCGGCCGCCGGCGTCACCGCCTGGGGCTCCGGCATCGAGCAGCTGCTCCTCGGCTGGTCGGCGCTGTCGCTTCGGTCCTACTGTCGCGGCATGCAGCAGGAGATCGGGCGTTCGCTGATTGCGGTCAAGGATCGCGCGGCACTCTTCGCCGCGATCGATCTCGACGATTTGCTGGCGGCCGACTCGGCCGCGCGTACGGCTCTCTATGGGGCCTTTGCGCAGAACGGGGTCATGACCCGCAACGAAATTCGCGCCAAGGAAAATCTGGCGCCGATGGACGGCGGCGATAAGCTCACCGTGCAATCGAACTTGACGCCGCTCGATAAACTGGGCGAGGCTCCGCCGCCGGCGCCGCCCACGCATATCATTAACATGCCCGGGGCCACGCCGGAGCCGCCGAAGGATCCGCCATGAAACTGAAACACCGCCAGGTTCCGTTCACCTTCAAGGCCGTCAAAGACGATGGCACCTTCGAGGGCTATGCCTCCGTGTTCGGCAATACCGACTCGTATCGCGATGTCGTGATGCCGGGCGCGTTCGCCGATTCGTTGGTTGATTGGGCCGCGCAGGACGCGATGCCGCCGATCCTCTGGCAGCATTCGAGCTACGCGCCGATCGGCGCGACCACGGCGATCGCCGAGGACGGCAAGGGCCTGAAAGTCGCCGGCCAGCTGCTCATCAAGGATGTGCAGCAGGCGCGCGAGGCGCATGCCCTCGCCAAGGCGAAAGTCGTGCGCGGCCTCTCGATCGGCTACGACCCGGTCGAGGAAGAGTACGACGGCAAAACCAACGTCAATCGGTTGATGAAGGTTGATCTCTGGGAATACTCGTTCGCCACCTTCCCGGCGAATACCGAGGCGACCATCACCCAGGTCAAAACGTTATTGGCGGGCGGGGATCTCCCGACGCTATCCGATTTCGAAGACTTCCTGCGCGAGGCCGGGAGTTTTTCTCGAAGCCAGGCCAAAGTAGTAGCCAAATACGGTCTGGAGCGATTGCTAGCACAGCGTGATGCTGACAAGGGCAAAGGCGACGAGCATGACGATCATGACGTCGACTCGATTTTGGCGGTTATCCGCGAGAATCCCATCACCCTGTAGAGGTATACCCAATGAATCTTCCCCGCAGAATCATCACGCGCGGCGTGATCGATATGGCGACGAGCCGCGTGCTCGAAACCGACAGCTATTTTTATTCCGGTCCCGTGGCGCGGGCCGACTCCGCGTCGGCGGATGCGCTCAAGGCCGCGATCAAAACCGAGCTCGAAGCGCACGGTAAAAAAGTCACCGAGGTCATGAAGAAGCTCGAGGACGACATCAAAACCTACGGCAGCGTCCAGGAGGGCGTCAAAGAGGCGGTCGCGAAGCTCAACACCGACGGCGGCAAACTGATCGCCGAGTTCCAGACGCTCAAAGCCGAGAAGGCCGCGAACGATGCACGTCTGCTCGATCTCGAGCAAAAAATTCTCTCGGGCAAGATCGGTCCGGGCGGCGGTCGCGCCAAGTCCTTGGGCGAGCAGGTGATCGAGTCGGAGCAATGGAAAGAATTCGCGACCCGCGCGAGCTCGCTGCGCTCGACCATGAAGCCGTTCCAGACGAAGACCATCATCAGCAACCTGGGCTCGGGCGGCGCCGGCGCGTTTCCGGAGTTCCTCCCGACGCCGGTCATTCCACCGTTTCAGCCGTTGACGATGCGCGATTTGCTCGACGTCGGCACGACCGAAACCAACCTGATCGAGTGGGTCAAGGAAACACTGTTCACCAACAACGCGTCGGTAGTCTCGGAAGGGGCGCTCAAGCCGCAGTCCGATATCACCTACGACCGGGTGAGCATTCCGATCCGCACCATCGCGCATTGGTTCAAGGCCTCGAAGCAGATCCTCGCGGACTTCAAGCAACTGATGACGCTGATCAACGGCCGCGGCACGTTCGGGCTGAAGCTCAAGGAGGAACAGGAAATCCTGTTCGGCGACGGCACCGGCGATCATTTGCTGGGGCTGGTTCCGCAGGCGACGCCCTATAGCAACTTGGGGGCACGCCCGACCGACACGCGCATCGATGTGATCCGCCACGCGATGTTGCAGGTCAACTTGGCGTTCTATCCCTGCACCGGCATCGTCATGAGCCCGACCGACTGGCACGATTTGGAACTGACCAAGGATAGCTTCGGCCGGTACATGATCGCGAGCCCGTCGCAGTCGACGCCCGGCATGCTCTGGGGTCTGCCCGTGGTGCAAGGGTTCTCCATGGAGCCCGGCGATTTTCTGGTGGGCGCGTTCAAATTGGCCGCGACGCTGTTCGATCGCGAGCAGGCGCAGATCCTCGTATCGAATGAGGATCAGGACAACTTCGTCCGCAACATGGTGAGCATCCTGTTCGAGGAACGCTTGGGTCTCGCGGTGACGCGCGCGGCCGCCATCGTCTATGGCGCGATTCCCGCCGGTGAAAGCACGCACTAGAGTACTTGCTGGGGGGCCGGGGACTGACACCCGGCCTTTTAGCCCGGAGGAATCCCATGCCTGAGTGCAAAGCGCTTCGAACGTTCAACAGTGATAAATACGGTTTCATCCGCCTGGGTTCGCGGTTCAGCTCGGAGAAGGGCTACGCGATCGAGCTGCAGAGCAAAGGCCTGATCCAGATCTTGCCGGATCCGCTCGAGCCCGCGCGCGTCCAGGCGCTCCCCGGGGCGCCGCGCGTCCAGGGAAAAGACCCGCCGGCCGAGCCGCCGCCGCCGGCGGCGCCAAGTACGGCGGACCCGCTGGCCGCTGGCGAGGCGACACCGTCTGCATTATCGCGAGTGGGCCGAGCCTTACGGCGGCGGACTGCAACCACGTCCAAGGCCGATGCAAAACGATAGTCATCAACACGAGTTTCCGGCGCGCGCCGTGGGCGGATGTGCTGTATGCGTGTGACATCACGTGGTGGATCGCCTACTTCGCGGAGGTCTCGCGCACGTTCCGCGGCGAGAAGTGGACCGTGAGCGCTCGCGCTCGCGATCAATTCGACCTGCACTGGATCTATGGCATGGATCGACCCGGCCTCTCGAAAGATCCGACGCTGATCCATCAGGGCAGCAATTCCGGCTACCAGGCCATTTCACTCGCCTGCCTCTTTGGCGCCGCGCGGATTCTGCTGCTGGGGTTCGATTTCGCGCGCTCCGGCGGCAAGTCGCACTGGCACGGCGATCATCCGAAGGGCTTGAGCAACGGGGGCGCGTATTTCGGCCGCTGGACGGCGCATATGAATCGACTGGCGGCCGACGCCGCGGCAGCCGGGATCACGATCATCAACTGCAGCCGCAAGACCTCGCTCACGTGTTTTCCGCGCCAGGCGATCGAGGACGTGCTGTGCGATTCCTGATGCTCATCGCGGCCTCGCTCCTCGCCGGCGGCGCCGTGACGCTCTTTATTTTCGCGACCAATGTGATCCGCTCGATCCTGGTCGGCTTCGGCAAGTCGTGAAAAAGTATCCGGAAATACTCTCCGAAGACTTGACGCTCGATATCGCGGCGACCAAATCGATCGCACGTTTCGGCGATGGCGAATGGCGCTGCGCGGTCGGCGGCGGCTGCACCTCGCAGCGTCCGGACGTCGCGCTGTCGCGCGAGCTGCAGCACATCCTGCTGCGGCCCAACGGCTGCGTCGTATGCCTGCCGAATATTTTCAACGGCTGCCCGCGCAAGGTCAGCTGGATGCGATACACGGAAGAAAAATACGTCAAGTACTGCGGCGCGAAGACTTACGGGAGCGCGTTCATCACGCGCCCCGATAATGCGCCGTGGATTGATCGCCCGGACTACTGGGCGAGGGTGCATGGGCTCTGGCGCGGCGCCGAGATCGTCCTGGTCTCCGGCGACAAAAAATCGATCACGACGGACATGATCGGCACCGAAGCACTCTCGGTGCGTGAGGTGATCGGACCGCGCCAGCATGCCTACGCGGAGATTGATCGGATCGAGGAAGAGATCGGTAAAACGAGCGCTCGGGTCTTACTGTGCTTGGGCACCACGGCCACCGTGCTCGCGTATCGGCTCTCGGTGAAAGGGATCCACGCGATCGACCTGGGCCACATCGGCATGTTCATGAAACACGCCGGCGCCTATCGCTACGGGCAGGATGATTTGACCTCGCCGGCGTATCGCACGCAGCTCGAGCTCCTGCATGCGAAACGCCGCTGGGGCGCAGATGGCCTCAAGCACGCTGTCGCTGTGCGCCAGCTCATCGATCGCTATCATCCGAAAACGATTTTGGATTATGGCTGCGGCGAGAACAGATTGGCGCTGGCCTTGGCGCCGATCCGCGTCTCAGGCTACGACCCCGGGATCCCGGAGCGCGCAACCATGCCGAAGCCCTGCGAGCTCGTGGTGTGCACCGATGTGCTCGAGCACGTCGAACCCGACAAGCTCACCGCGGTGCTCGATCACCTGTGGCGCATCACGGGCAAGGTCGGTTACTTCGTGATCTGTACGCGGGCCGCGAATGCGCTGCTGCCCGACGGCCGCAATGCGCATCTGTCGATTCACCCGGCCGACTGGTGGGTAACCGAGCTCGAGGCATGCGGCTGGGCGGGGGTAGAGGTGATCGGCGATACCGGCGGAAAAGACGTCACGATCCTGGCCACCAAACCATGAGCCGCATGCCCAAAAAAGTGACGCTCCATCTCGGCCCCGCTCGGCGCCTGTATGTCGAGCGATTGCTGGCCCGCGGATTGTCGGGTGACACGCCGGAGGAAGTGGTGGAGACGCTGTTCTGTCGTGGCCTCCAGGAGTGCGTCCCGGCCGAATGGATGCGCGAAGTGGTCGAAAAAAAACGGCGATGAACATCGAATCGCTCAACATCTCGCGCGACGCTTATCCCTACTTGGTGCTGCAGCGGGGTGCACTCGATGACATGAAGGGCGATCCGGGCACCTGGTGCGCAAAATATATCGACGTGCTCTATTCCGAGTTCCGCTTGATCGAGCCGTATCTGCCGGCGACGTGCCGCTCGATCCTCGACGTCGGCTCAGGCCTCGGCGGCATCGATGCGCTGCTCAATGAGCATTACGGCGGCGAGTGTCAGGTGACACTGCTCGACGGTGTCGACGATCCGCCCGAAGTCTCGCGGCACAACGTCACCTTCAACCACATGGATACCGCGAAACAGTTTCTGCTGATGAACGGCGTGACGCACTTCGATTTTATCGATGCCAACGATGCGCATGCCCATGTGGTGCGCCAGTACGATCTGATCGTGAGCTTCAAGTCGTGGTGTTTTCACGTCGAGCCCGAGCGGTATCTCGATCTGGTGCTCTCCGCGTGCACGCCGAAGCATACCCAGCTCTTCGTCGACGTCCGCGGCGGCCGCCGCGCCAGGCTCGGCTCGGATGCGGAAGCGGAGCAGCACTATCACTACATGCGCTCGCTGCACGCCGCGTTCGAGCATCGCGGCATGATCTATTACGGGATCAAGGTCGAGACCCACCACTTCGAGGCGAAGTGAACGGGCCCATCACGATCGTCGCCGGCGGCTGGTCGGCATCGCAATTTGATTTGTCGAAGCTTCCCGGCACCGTCATTGGCGTGAACGACGCGGGCCTGCTGCTGCCGCACGTCGATATCATCGTCTCCATGGATCGGCTCTGGGCGGAGTTTCGCTTCGACCAGCTGCGCGGCCGGCGCAAGCCCACCTGGCTGCGGCGCAAGACGCTGATCAATCTCGATGTGTCCGATGCGCCCTGGGTCACGCCGTTCGAGAACGACCACACCTCGACCATCCTGTCGGAGGTCCCGGGCACCCTCAACGGCACGCATTCGGGCTTCTGCGCGCTCAACCTGGCGTACCAACTGCGGCCGTGCGAGCTTTACCTCGTGGGCTTCGACATGCAGCGCGGGCCCAAAGGCCAGGCGCACTGGTTTCCGCCCTATCCCTGGTCGGGCCACTCCACGGGGATCGCGCGCCTCGCCGTCTGGTCGACCCAGTTCGAGGGCGCCGCGCTCAAGCTGCGCGCGGCCGGGATCCGCACCTTCGTCGCGACCACGGGCGGCATGACCGTCCATCTGCCGTTCCCGCGCATCAACCGAGTCGGACTCGAGGCGGCCGCATGCCCTGTGCTGTAGTCGCACAGGCCGGTCTACGCCGAAGCGTGATTCGTTCCGTGGAACATCCATGTTTTTTTATGTCTATTCGAACCGAATCAGCCACTTATCGGCGTTCGGCCGGACCCGTGGAACCATGAAGCCGCGCAAGCTCACGCTGTGCCTGCCGTATTACATGAACCCCGGCATGCTGCGCGTGCAGTTCGAGCGCCTGCGGGCGCTGCCACGCGATCTCAAGGCCGCCCTGGCGGTCATTGTGGTCGATGACGGATCGCCGGATGGCGAGGCCCAGGGCGAGGAAATCGGTTGTCCGCTGTCGATCTTTCGGATCGGGGTCGACGTGCGCTGGAATCAAGACGCGGCGCGCAACATCGGCGCCTACCACGCCGAGACCCGCTGGCTGCTCCTCACCGACATGGATCACCTGATCCCGCCGGAAACCTTCGGCCGGATTCTCGGCCGCAAACTCTCGCCGTCGACCGTCTACCGCTTCTCGCGCGAAACGCTCATGAGCCCGCCGCAGGCCGGGGCCGCGCTGGTCACGACGCCCTACAAGCCGCACCCGAATAGCTGGCTGATCACGCGCGACCTGTACGAGAAGATCGGCGGCTACGATGAGCGCTTCGCCGGCCATTACGGGACCGACGCGGACTTTCGCGATCGCGTGGTCAAGGCGGCCGACGTCGAGATGCTGACGGCCGCCCTGATCCGCGTGCCGCGCGAGGTCATTCCCGATGCCTCGACCACGACCTACCAGCGCAAGGGGGCGCCGGAGGATCACGGCGCCGTCCGGCGCATCAAATTGATTCGCGAACTGGATCCCGAGTGGCGGCCGCTGCGCCTGCAGTTTCCCTATCGGCAGATCTATCCATGATCAACGGATCGCGCCCGCTCACGTTCGTATGCTGGAAGTGGAAGCCGCCGCCGGGCTACCGCTCGGTGTTCGCGGCCGCGACGGTGAATGTGCTGCACTCGATGCTCGAGCGGCACTACCATGCGCCCTTCGAACTGGTCTGCGTGACCGACGATGCTGCGGGAATTTCGCCCTATGTCCGTACCGTTAAACTTTGGTCAGATTACGCGAACGTGCCGAGCCCGCACGGCCGCGGAAGTCCGAGCTGCTATCGTCGCCTCAAGATGTTCTCGCGCGAGGCGGCGACGATCCTGGCTCCTCGCTTTGTCAGCATTGATCTTGATGTGGTTATCTGCGGCGATATCACCCCGATGTTCGCTTCTGGCGTGGACTTCAAAATGTACGGCGACACCGCCCGCGGCACGCCCTATAACGGCTCGCTGATCCAGCACACCGCCGGCACCCGCACCCAGCTGTGGGAGCAATTCGATCCCCGGGTCTCGCCGCTCTTGGGGCTGAAATTGAAGTACATCGGCTCCGATCAAGCCTGGATCGGCGCCTGCCTGGGACCCAACGAAGCGAAGTTTACGGCGCGCGACGGCGTATATTCCTACCGCAACCAGATCGCGCCGCAGGGCGGCATGCTGCCGACGACCGCGAAAATCGTCATCATGCACGGCCACGTGGACCCCTGGAATCCGCTGATGCAACGTAAGCATGCGTGGATCAAGGAGCACTATCGATGAGCAGTCCGGCGAACCCCTACATCTCGCTCACCGAGGCGAAAGAGCAGCTGTCGATCGATGACGATCTCAAGATTCATGACGACAGGATCGAATTGCTGATCGGCGCCGCGATCGACTGGGCGGAGAATTTCACGTCGCGCAGTTTGGGCGAGCTGCTCGAGCTGAACTCCCCGGCCGACACTGAGGCGACGCCGCTGCCCGACCCGAAAGATTCCCCGACCTGGTCGCCGCCGGCGACGTGGCCCGGGCCCGACGGCGTGATCGGGGTCGAGGGTTGGGAAGGCTGGGATGAGAAAACCTGGCGCAACTACTGGGCGAACAATCCGATTCTGCGCGACGACGCGAAGCCGCTGCGCCGTGACGTCAAGGCAGCGATCCTGCTCAAGATCGAGCTGCTGTTCGACCGCAACGTCGATAATTGGGAGCTGATCCAAAGCACGGCCGAATCGATGCTCTTTCCCTATCGCATCGGGATGGGCGTATGAGCTGCGGCGGCTGTGCCAAGGTGCGCGCCCATCTGCCGGCCGCGATCCGCGCGCGGCTCGAAGCCGTCGAGGCGCGCATGCGCGCCAAGAAAAAATCGGCTATCGTTATTTCATACACCACCACGAAGCCGCCAGCGGCTACGGCCGCACCCTCGCCACGACCTTTGCCGGCATTCCCGCCGGGTGGCGAGGGGGGAGCGGAACACCGATGAAGCGCCGCGAGATCCGGCCCACGCAATCGGGCGAGCTGCGCCACGTCGGCAACATCGAGCGCCGCGTTCCGGGCACCGATACCACCGGCGCGCCATCGGTCGCCTATGTGCTGTGGGCGGAAAACGTGCACTTCGCGATCGATGATTGGAAGCCGTACGAGAATCAGCTCGCGCAAGCGGTCGAGCGCTCGGTGATCACGCGGATCCGGATCCGCTATCGCCCGGGCATGTCTGGCGCGGGCCCCTCGCAGTTTCGACTGGTGTACCTGACGAATCCCGGGCAGAGCGATCCGGTGTACGAGATCTACGACGTCATGGGCGCGGTGCGCGACATCAATTTGCGCGTCGAGCTGCAGCTCACCTGCAGCCTGCGCGATGCGTCGGGCTATCGTGTGGGAGCACCCGCGTAATGGCACGCTCCAGCCTCGAAGGCGTCGCGGCGCTCACCAAGCAGCTGAATGCGCTGTCCTCGCTCGAGGAAGGGCGGGCGCTCAGGCGTGCGGTCAAGGCCGGCATCAAGCCGGCGCTGCTGCGCGCGCAGGAAATCATCCCCGTCGGCACGCGGCCGCATCGGCTCACGAACGGGCTGCTGGTGAACTACGGCTACGCCAAAGCGGCACTGCGCACGATCTCGACCATCAACGGCGCGAAGAACATCGCGAGCGGAATCCTGGGCGTGCGCAAGCTCGCCTTTTATATTTTGCAATTCATCCAGTTGGGCACGCGCAAGACGCCGGCGCAACCGTGGATCGACCGCGCGCTCTTGGAGTCGCGATCCGACTGCGAGGAGGCGTTTCGCGCGAGCATCGCCCGGGCGGTCGAGAAGGCGGCGAAAACCACATGAGGCTCGAAACCGATCTGCGCACGTTCCTGATCGCGGAGCCCACCATCGAGGCGCTGGTCGCGCAGCGCGTCTATGGGGTCATCCGCGAACCCAATACGCCGCTGCCCTCGATCAACGTTCAGCGTACGCATACGATGCGGCAGCAGCTCTTCTGCGGCGTCTCGCCGCTGGTGTCGGCGGATCTCATGATCGATTCGTATGGGATCGACGGCGACGATGCGTGGACCGTCGCGAAGGCGTTGCGCAAGCTGTTCGAGAATTTCTCGGGCGACGTCGCGGAGACGGTCGTCAAAAAAGTGTTTCTGACGAATGAGTTTCCGTTGACCGATCCCGACCCCGGGATCATTCGAATCGTGCAGACCTATAACTTCTGGTACCTGGAGGATTGATTATGGACACCATTGACGGCGGCCCTTTCGTTGGGCAAATCTTTTGGGCAGTGGGGGACGGCGGCTCGCCGGAAGTCTTCACGCGCTATTGCCCGGTCGATTCGATGAGCGGCATCGGCACCTCGAATGCGCTGATCGATGTCACCACGTTCTGCAGCCTCGGGGTCAAGGAATATATCCCGGGCCTGTCCGACGGCAAGCAGGTGACGATCGGCGCGAACTACGTGATGGATGATCCGATTCAGGAGCAGCTGATCAACGACGTCGAGAACAAGGTGAAGCGCAACTTCGAAGTGCAGATCGATGGCGATTCGCCCTTTAAGCTGTTCAGCTTGACGCTCGCGATGCTCGACTGGGAATTGGATCCCCAGGTCGCGAAGCAAAACGTCATCAAGTTCATCGGCAAGATCACCGGCAAGATCGTTCGCGCATGAGCTCCCTGGTCGCCAATACGATCACGGTTCGAGGCGTGTCGTACGAAGTGCGGGAAATCAGCGGGCGCATCATGCGGGAAATCCGCAAGCGCCTGAAGGATCAGCCGGAAACCGTCGAGGCGTTCATGGCCTGGGCGTGCACGGTCGAGCCCAAGTTCGCGTCCGAGTCCGCGGCGGCCGATGAGCCGCACGCGATCTTGAAGGCGATCAGCGAGGAAGCGTTTCGCCTGTCGGCGGCGCCGCCGGCGGAGGACGGCGCAAAAAACGCCTGACGCCCGAGCAGCTCTTCGAGCATCGGCTCGCAGCGCTCCTGGGGCGGTCGTTGGGCGAACTCGACGAGCTGCCGGCGCGCGAACTCGAGCGCTGGACGATGTATTGGAGCGAGGAACCCTGGGGCCCGATGCGCGACAACATGCATGCGGCGCTGATCATCACCGAGCTGCTGCGGCCGCATTTGAAAGAGGGCGCGACGTTGAACATGGCGGATTTCATGCTTCGGCCGAAAGAGGATCGCGACGCGATCGCGCGCGGCCGCCTGCTCGCGTCCCTGTCCGCGATGGCCGACCGGCCGACGCGGCGCATCCGTAAAGGGAAAAAACCATGACGGATTTAGCCGCGCTCGTAGTCCGGATGCAGGCGGACAACAGCTCCTACATCAAGGCGCTCGATCAAGCGACGTCCAAACTCTCCGCGTTCCAAAAGGATCAGGAGAGCCTGCTCTCCGGTCTCGCCGATAAATTCGCCGCCGCGTTCTCCATCGGCGCGCTGGTCGACTTTTCCGCAAGCTCCATCGAGAGCGAAGCCAACCTGCAGAAGATGTCGGAGGCTGCGGGCATTTCGGTCGAGAATCTATCCGCCCTGTCGCTCGCCGGCGCCGCCTCCGGCCTCTCGGTCGACGAGCTCGGCCAGGCGCTCAAAAAACTCAACGTCAATTTGAGCGATGCCGCTGGCAACGCGCAGAGCAAATCCGGCGTGGCGTTCCGCGCGCTCGGCATCTCGGTCACCGATACCAGCGGCAATTTGAAGGATGCCGGCGTCGTCATGGCGGAGATCGCGGATAAGTTCGCGACGCTCGCCGACGGCCCCAATAAGACGGCTATCGCCGTGCAGCTCTTCGGCAAGCAAGGCCAGAACCTGATCCCGATTCTGGATCAGGGATCCGCCGGCCTCGATCGATTCCGCGCCCAGGCCGAAGCCGCGGGCATCGTGCTGTCCGGTCCCCTCGCCGCCGCGGCCGAGGAGTTCGAACAAAAGTTTGCCGTGATCAAGGCGACGCTCTCCGAAGGGTTTGGCAACCAGCTCTCCGCGCAGTTGCTGCCCGTGCTCTCGACCCTGGCCGAGCAGTTCACCGCGTCGACCTCAAGCGGCCAGGCGTTCGCCGAGGTCGCGGGCGTCATCGTCGGCGGCGTCAAGATTGTGGCGGCCGTGGTCATCGAAGCGGTGAGCGAGTTCAAGCAGCTGGGCGCGTCCATCGGCGCGCTCGGCGCGATCGCGGTGGCCGTGGCGCACGGCGACTTCTCCGAGGCCTCCGCGATCTGGAAACAGAGCAACGCCGACAACGTCGCGACGGCGAAGACCGCCCAGGATCAAATCACCGCGATCTTCGAGGCGGGCACTGACAAACAGCTGTCGATCATCTCGACCACCGAGGCGGAAAAGAAAAAGATCCAGGCGCAGGCGCCGAACCTGACGGCCATCCAGGAATCCGACAAAGCGATCGCCGAGCTGCAGAAATATAACGATAACCTGAAGGATCAGGCGGCCGCCTTTGGCTTGGGCGGCGCCGCGCTCACCAACTATAAATTGCAATTCGGCCCGCTCGCCGATGCCATCAAGAAAGCGGGCGCGGAGGGCGTGACGCTGGCCGCGTCGATCCGCGCGAATGCGGCCGCGCTGCAGACGAAGCAGGACACGAAGGCCTTCGATGACTTCACCAACAAGATCCACGAGCAGATCCTTACCTATAATTCCGGCGCGATCGCCGCCACGGCCTATCGCATTTCCACGGGCACCTTGGGCCAGCAATTCACTCGCTTGAGCAAGACCATTCCCGATGTGCGCAATCAGGCGCTCGCGCTCGAAGCGGTCTTCGTCCGTCAGCAGGACGCCACCGCGATCGCGGGCATCAACGACCAACTGCTCACGCTCAAAGGCAATCTCCTCGAGGCCGCGACGGCCGCCTTCGATCTGCAGCATCGGGTGCTGTCGCAGGATCTCGCGGCGACCGGCGATACGGAAGGCCAGAAAAAGCTCGATGAATTGAAACAGCAGACGCTGGCGCAGGCGGCCTACAACGAAGAGGTGCAAAAAGGCGCCGTGATCCAGCAGCAGTTCGCGACCATCGAGGCGAACATTCAGCTGCAGCAATCGAAGGGGCAGTTAAGCGACCTGCAGGCGCAGGCGCAGACCGAGGCCGCTCGCCAGCAGGAGATCACCGATTTGAATGCGGTCTATGCGTCGATGAACAACATCGCGACCGCGGCCGGGAATCCGAAGCTCATTCTGGATACGCAGGCGTTCCAAAACTCGATCAAGAATTTGCAGACCCAGACCAGCGCGCTCGAAAAGACCGTGCGCGATAATCTGGAAACGGCGTTCGCCGATAACTTTTCGAAGCTGATCACCGGCGCCGAATCCTTCCGCCAGGCCATCGTCAACATGGCGAAGGACATCGAGAAACAGTTCGCCGATATCATCTCGAAGAACCTCGCGCAGAATATTTTCGGCCAGGGCGGCAGCGCCGGCGGCCTCGCTCCGTTTCTCGCGCAGCTGCTCGGCAGCGGCGGCGCCGGCGGCGGCGGTAGCGCGATCGCGTCGACCGGCGCGGCCGCAGTCGGCACCGATACGGGCGCGCTCGCGAGCAGCATCCCGGCGTTCGCGTCGGGCGGCACGTTGGGCGCGGGCGGCGTCGGCCTGGTGGGCGAGAGCGGCCCCGAGCTCGTGTACTCCGGATCGCAGAACATGAACATCGTGCCGGCCGGGCAGAGTAGGCCGGTCAGCGTGACCAATCACTTCACCGTGCAGGCGCCCGGGGGCACCATCTCGCGTCAGTCGCAGATGCAGACCGCGGCGGCCGCCGCGCGCAGCATCGGCCAGGCGAATCACCGGAATAATCAATGAGCACGATCGTTCCCGATCTCGCCGAAACCTTTCCGACCTGTCCGACCTTCGGCTTTATCGCGGAGCCGAATTACCTGGTCAAGATCACCGCACGGGAGGGCGGCTTCGAGCGGCGGCAGCGGATGTGGGCGCGGCCGCTCACCAAGTACACGGGCGTACCCACGGGCGATCAGCCGCAAGACGACATCGAGGACCTCCTGGACTTCTGGCACGCGATGGGCGGCATGTCGTCCGGGTTTCGCTTCAAGGATTGGATCGATTACAAATCCTGTCGCTTGGGCAGCGCGCCGGCGGCGACCGATCAGCCGCTCATCGCCTCCGGCGATTCGCCGCCGAGCTTTCGCCTGGTCAAGCAGTACGTCACGAAAAGCGGCCGCACGATTCAGGAGCGCGAGATCACGCGGCCGCTGGGATCGACTGTGGCGATCGCGAATGAAACCGGCGCCGTGCAAAGCGCGTGGACGCTGGATGAATCGACCGGCCTCGTGACCATCGGCGGCGGTTTTTCGGGGACACCCACGAGCTGGGGCGGCGAGTTCGATGTATGGGTTCGGTTCGACGCGATCTTCAATCCGTCGATCACCGATTACCAGGCAATGAACGTCACCGTCCAGCTGGCCGAGATTCGGGTGCCACTCGCATGACCGCCGAAGAATATCGCGACGCTGGGTTCCGCTACGAGTCCTTCCTCAAGATGAGCCAATGGCAGCGCGCACGCAATGTGTGGATCAGCGCTCGCAAGGCTCACTTCAAAATATATGCGGTGTACGTGGCGATCAATGTCTGGCCGCTCAGCTGGTGGCGCCGTCCGTGCATCGATCAGTCACAGGACTTCCACCATGTGTTTTGTGGCCCGATCGATGTGGGCATCGGGATATGAAAACGATTCCGCCGCTGCTGCTGGCGGATCTGCGCAAGGATCTGACCTGCCTCGCCTTCCTCTGGACCATCGAGATGGCAAACGGGAAAATGATTCGCGGCACCGAGCACGACCGCGATATCACGCTGGGCGATTCGATCAACTCGCCGGCGGATTCTCCGGCCGACAAGTACGCCGGCACCTACTACGCGATCGCGAACGTCACTGCGGGCGATATCGCCTCGACCAGCGATATGTCGGTCGACAATTTGGAAGTCACCGGCGCGATGCCGCAGACGCCTTACACCGCGATCCCCGACGTCACGGTGGATGAGATCGAAGCGGGCCTGCTCGATATGGCGCCGGTGACCGTGCTCATCTGTAATTGGCAGGCGCCGAGTCATGGCTACTTTGCGATCAAGAGCGGGTTTCTGGGCGATATCAATCGCGACAGCGATGGCAAGTATGTGACCGAGGTACGCGGCCTCACGCAGCTGCTGTCGCAGATGATCATCAACACCTTCAGCGCCACCTGCAACGTGGCGAAGTTCGGCGACCGACGCTGCAAATTCAACGTGGCCGCGATCACCATCACCGGTACTGTGGTCTCGGAAACGGACCGGCGCGCCTTCTCGGTCGACCTCGACCAGGCGAGCCCGCGGCCGCCCTACAGTTATGCGGGCGGCGCGCTGCTCTTCACGAGCGGAGCCAATGCCGGCTTTTCGCGCGAAGTGAAACTCGATCCCAACACCAACGGTGGCGTGGTGGAAGTCTGGGAGGATTTCCCCGCGGACATGGCGCCGGCAGACGAGTTCACGCTCTCGCCGGGCTGCGACCGGCAGCCGATGACCTGCATCGTGATCTATCAGAACTTCGACAACTGGCGCGGCTACGGGATCTTCATCCCGGGCGTGCTCGCGATCATGGCGGGCCCGGCCACGGTGGCCGAGCTGTGATCGCCCCGGACGATTTGATCGCACAGGCGCGCACCTGGATTGGGGTCAAGTTCCTGCACCAGGGCCGCACGCGGCACGGCGCCGATTGCTTGGGGTTCATCGCGGCGCTGCTCGGCGAATTGGGCTCGCCGATGCCGCTCGAGCGGTTACCGATCAACTATGCGCGCGCGCCGCAGAGCGAGCTCGAGGCGATGCTCCGCGAGCTGTGCCGCGAGATCCCGCTGCAGCCGGGCGCGCTCGTGTTGGTGAAGTGGCCCGACACCACGTATCCCTCTCATGCGGGGATCTACACCGGCGTGAACCTGATTCATTGCACGGCCGAAAATGGCTGCGTCGTCGAGCATGGCTATCGCGGCGTGTGGGTCAAGCGCACGGCGAGCCTGTGGGCGCTGCCGCTGGTGCGCTATCAATTCGACGAGAGCGCCGGAGCGCCGGTCTAGTGTCGAACCTCGGCCAAGCCGCCCTCATCGTCGTCGGCACCGTCGTCGGGTATTACCTCGGCTATCCGCAATTGGGCTTTGCGTTGGGCTCGCTCGCCGGCGCCGCGCTCTTTCCGACCCAGCTGCCCGCCGGCCCGCGCATCCAGGACACACGCACCACGACCGCGACGGTCGGCGGTCCCGTGCCGATCATCTTCGGTACCTGCTCGGTCGCGGGCACGGTCATCTGGCTCGCGCCCTATGTCGAGCATTCGAGCGGCGGCGGCAAGGGCGGCCCGCAGCAGCAGACGTTCAATTACACGCAGTCGATCGCCATCGGCCTCGCGGAGCGCGTCGATCCGGAGGCGCCCGATGACGTGGGCGCGATCGCCGGCATCAGCCGCATCTGGGAGAACGGCGCGATCGTGTATGACATTCGCCCGCAGCTGGCCGCGAGCTCCGATTTGAATTCTCTCGCCGAGACCGATCAGGCCTATGCGAATCGCCTGATCGCGAGCGCCGCCTATGCCGAGACCTTCACGCTGTATTTGGGCGACGAGCTGCAGCTGCCGGATCCGACCATCGAAGCGATCCAGGGCGTGGGCCAGGTCCCGGCGTTCCGCGGCCTCGCCTATATCGTGTATCCGAATCGGGCGCTCACCATCGCGCAAGGCCTGCGGCATCCGAATTTTCAATTCGAGGTATACCAGGCCGGCATCGGCGAGTGCACCGAGGCCACGATCTATTCGAATGAGGTGCTCTATCCCTGGGCGAGCGGCATCGGTGATCCGGTCAACACGCAGAACGTCAACACCTTCGTCATCAATGATTTCGACAACTCGCTGCCGGCGCACGCGACCTATAATTTTTCCGCGACCTACACCGATGAGAATGACGTCACGGCGATCTTGGGCGAATTCTACGGCGTGCCGTTCCGCTCGTTCGTGGGCTATGCCGTCGGCTGGGACAACGTCGAGGTCGATCTCGAGATCTCGACGACCGGCGGCCCGACGGTCGCGCAGCCGCCGCTCACCCCGGATCCGACGATCCTCAATCTGTTTTATCAGTACACCGTGCCGCGGGATGGCTACTTCGATTATTCGCATCGGCCGACGCCGAACCCCTCGCAGTCGGGCCTGTACTACACGCCGGGCAACACCTGGTGGGAACCGAATCGTATCGTCTACGTCACCGCGCAAGGCGCGGAGGCCGGCGAGCCCGCGCTCATTCCGCCCTTCACCGCGCAAAATGATTGGGACCCGGGCTTTTGGTATCAGTACGTGGTCGGCGCGAACGTCGTGGTCACCCGCAGCCCGTCGGCGCCGGTGGCTCAATGCTCCGGGCTGCCGGTGTCGGCCCAGGCACCGGGCTACGCGGTGCGCCCCGATGGCACGCTGGTTAAGTGCAACCCGTGGGTGCGCGATACGTCGACCACCTATAAGGTGCTGCAGCAGTTCGTCGCGAGCGATGAAACCAAGGCGCAATACCCGCTGAATCCCTGCCTGCCGCTCGGCGATCCGAAATACAACGACGCCGCCTTTTGGACCGCCGCCTATAACGCCGCGGTCACGGCCGGCATGATGGCGCCCGGCCTCGTGTATGGGACCGACTATCCCTTGGCGCAAGCGTTTGCCTGGATCACCGATCAGCGCCTGTGTCAGGGGCTCGGCAGCAATGTCTCGCTCTGCACGATCATCGCGGCGGTGTGCAAGCGCGCAGGCCTCACCGCCGTCGATTGCTCGGATCTCGCCGAGGTGACCGTGGACGGGTACCCGATCGCGAGCCTGTGCTCGGGTTCCGCCATTATCACGCCGCTCCGCTCGGTGGGCTTCTTCGATGTGGTGGAATCGACCGGGACGCTCAAGTTCGTGACGCGCGGCAAGCCGATCGTCGCGACGCTCACCACGGATGATATCGGCGCCTATGACGCGGCCACCAATCCGTCGCAGTGTCCGCCCTCGGTCACGACCGCGCGCTCGCAGGATGAGGACCTGCCGCGCTCGATCCGCCTGCATTACATGGCGACGATGCGCGACTATCAGGACGGCGAACAGGATTCGAAGTTTCGCTTGAACAGCGCCGCGACCAACGACGTCGATGTCACGCTGCCGATTTGCCTGAGCGATGTGCAGGCGGCGCGCTGCGCCGAGGTGCTGTGGGCGAACGCCTGGGCCGGCCGCACGGCGCACGAGCTCTCGGTCGATCAGGCGTGGCTTGGCCTCGATCCCGCCGACTGTATCGGCGTGCCGGTCGACGGCGTGATTCGGCGCCTGCGCATCGATCACGACGCGACCGCCTCCGGCGTCCTGCGCAAGCTCTCGTGCGTGCGCGATGACGATGGCGCCTACATTTCCTTTGCGGTCGCGAGCGCGCCGCAGAGCCAGCCGCAGACCTTGACCTTCATCGGCCCGACGTCCTACGAATTGCTGGACCTTCCGTGCCTGCGCGATGCGGACAATGATCCGGGGTTCTACGTCGCCGCGCAGCGCTCGAGCGATATCGGCAACGGCTGGAAGGGCTGCGTCATTTACAAATCGACCGACGGCGGCGCGACCTTTACCTCGCAGTTCTCGCTATTGGTCGAATCGACCATCGGGCACTTGGGCGGCGCCGTGCCGGCGTCGCCGGCGCTCACTTGGGACGTCGAGACGGTCATTGATGTCACTGTCGCTTCCTCGCTCTCGACCTTTGAGAGCTGCACGGATGATGCGGTGCTCGCCGGCGCGAACGCGGCCGCGATGGGCGCGGATGGCCGCTGGGAGATCGTGCAGTTCGCGACCGCAACGCAGATCGATGCGACGCACTGGCAGCTGTCGCGGCTGCTGCGCGGCCGCCGCGGCACCGAGCACGTGATGGGCTCGAGCCGCGCGGGCGATACCTTCGTGCTGCTCTCGCTGACGACGTTAAAGCGCCTGGTGCTCAATCAGTCGGAGATCGGCACCCCGCGCGTCTACAAGGCCGTGTCGATCGGCGCCTCCTATTCGAGCGGCATCGATCAGACCTTCGCCGGCCACGCCCAGGCGCTGGTGTGCTTCTCGCCGGTCACGCTCGGCGCCGATCGGCTCACCGATGGCGATATCCGCATCCATTGGTTTCGCCGCTCGCGGCTCGGCCGCACGCTCATGAGCGGTGTGGACATTCCGTTAGGCGAAGCCACCGAGGCCTTCTCGGTCGATATCTTGGATCCCGCCTCGCCGGCCTCGCCGCCCGTGGTGCTGCGCACGCTCGCAACCACGACCACCCAGGCGATCTATACGAGCGCCGAGCAGCTCGCCGATTTTGGTTCTTCACCGCCCACCACGCTGAAAGTCGCGGTGTATCAACTCTCGGCGATCGTCGGGCGCGGCACGCCCGCGATCGCGCTGCTGGAGATCCCCACATGATCACCCCGAATTTTGGCTTCGAGCTCTTAAACCCATCGCAGGAACAGCCGGAGGTCCCGCTCGACTTCAATTGGAACAAGCTCGACGCGCTGCTGCTCGAGCTCGGCGGCAGCATCACCGTCGAGCAGCTGGGCGACTCGCCGGGCATCTCGGATGTGCGAACCCTGATCTTCGAGGGGTCCACGGTCATCGGCGAATCGAACGGTCGCGTGCGCGTGGTGAGCGATACCAGCAGCGGCGCGTCGAGTACCGGCAGCGCCGATGTCGTACTGCAGCTCGCCTGCTCGGATCTCGTGACCGCGCTCGCAACCGGCGCGAGCGTCGCCTATGTGCGCGCGCCGCAGGCCTTCACGCTCACCGCGGTGCGTTCGTCGGTGCTGGTCGATTCGAGTTCGGGGCTGGTCACGGTCGCGATCAAAAATGCGGGCAGCGACATTCTGTCGACCGATCTCTCGATCGATGCCACCGAGTTCACGAGCGTGACCGCCGCGACACCGGCCGTCATCTCGGCGCCGGCGATCGGCGATGATGCCCTGTTGACCATCGACATCACCGCGGCAGGCACCGGCGCGAAAGGGCTCATCGTCACGCTGATCGGACACGTCTGATGTTGATCAACCCGTATGCGTTTGGGGCCGCGGCGCCGTTCGATCCCTCGAGCCTCGCGGATCTGGTGTACTGGCTCAAAGGCGACCTGCTCGCGACGGGCGGCAACTATTCCGCCACGCTGCCCAATTCCGCGCCGCCCAACACCGCGGCGACGATCAATAGCGGCTCCGGTGCGACGGTGGGCTCACAGCTCAATGGTTTGAACGTCGCGACCTTCGCGTCGACCGGTTATAACCTGCCGACGCTCCCGGCCATGAATGTGAGCACGCTGTTCGCGGTCTTCAACATGGCGGCCGCCACGGCGAATCAGCTCTTCGTGGGTAGCACGGCCAATTCCTCCTTGCTCTGGTACATCAATGCGAGCCAGCAGCTCGCGCTGGTGTCGGAGTTTGTGGCGCTCATCGGCAGCGCCAGCGCCTCGCTCACCGCCAGCACCTGGTATCAATCGAACGTCACCTATGAAGGCAACACCGGGAGCGGCAACTTCGCCTTTCGCCGCGATCGCGCGGCGGACGGCAGCGGCGCCCATGTGTGCACCATCGGCCTAGGCACGAACATCCTCGCCTGGGATGGCGCGAGCGCGCCGTTCGACGGCGAGATCGCCGAGCTGATCCTGGTCAACCGGGTGTGCACCTCGACCGAGATCACCGACGTCGAAAATTATTTCCACGCGAAGTGGGGCGTCTAGTCCCCCATCGCAGCGCCACATTCGGGCAATTCGCGACAGCCGTCAACGTTTCGATGCGGCCTCCGGCAGAGCATGCGCCGCGTCCCACTTTCTCCCACACGAGGCTGCTGCATGGATATTCCCACCGAGATCGCCGCGATCGAGAAGGCCGGTGCCGCGCGCGCCGCGGAGATTCTGCCCACCGTCGAGCACTACGAAAAAGATTTGATCACCTTCATCACCGAGCATCAGGGCCTCGCGATCCAATTCCTCGTGATCGTCTCGGTCCCGGTGGCGCTGCTCGCCTTCATGATCGGCCGGCATTTCCATTGAATCCGAACGTCGCCGCGTTCCTGGCCATGATTGCGCGCGCCGAGGGCACCGACCGGCGGCCGGATCCGTATCGCGTGTGCTATGGCTTCATCCACACGGTCGAGGACATGGACTACCACCCGGCTGAGCACCGGCCGCCGAACGGCCTGCAGGAGTGGAAGGGCGAAAAGCTCGACAGCTTGGGGGCCAGGTATGTGGGCGAATGGTCGACCGCGGCCGGGCGCTATCAGATCACCCGCGCGACCTGGCTCACCTGCAAGCAGGCGCTCAACCTGCCGGACTTTCGCGCCGACTCGCAGAACCAGGCGGCGATCCTGCGCATCCGCGCGCGCGGCGCCCTCGACGATGTGAGCTTGGGGCGCATCTCGAGCGCGATTCTAAAATGCGATAACGAGTGGGCGAGTTTCCCGGGCGGCCAGAGCGGCCAGCCCGAGCGCGTGCTCGCAGGCCTCACCACGTTCTATACCGGCGCCGGCGGCGTGCTCGCGTGATCTGGGAGGGCTGCAAGGCGCGCGCGCGCTGGATCTGGCGCCATCGCACCAAGACGGTGGGCGGCATCGGCATCGCCGCCGGCGCCGTGCAATATCAGCTCGCGAGCCATCCGGAGATTCATCTGCCGCAGCAGGGCGTGCTGCTGATGATCTTCGGCGTCGTGGTCGCGCTGGTAGGGACCTACAACAGCCTGGCGCAATTTTTTGGCTGGGTCGATCCGCCGCCGTGACCAAGCTCGATCGCTGGCCCGGCGAGTATCACCGACCGCCGAAGCCCGAGGTCGATCTCTTTCCCGATTTCGATGAGACGGTCGCGGGGGCGAATAAGGAACTCGATGAGACGGTGCGCAACTTGCGCGTGTTTCGCGAGCGCTCGCATTCGAGCGAAGAGGAACAGCGCTACCAGTTCAAGGCGATCAGCGACCTGACCGAGACCGCGAAGAAGCATGCCGAGGTGATGCAGAAAATCATCACGTCGCTTAAATTGAAGCAGCCGAAGGCCGGCGCCGCCGAATTCGAACGGCAGCTCGCCGCTCGGATTGAGAGGCGCGTCGACAACATTTTCAAATTGGTCGCCGCGCTCGGCGTAGTATTCGCGGCACTGTTAGCGGTCATTGGATGGGGCTTTCATAAATGAGCGAGGATCAGGCAGCCATTGCGGCCATCGTCGAGGCCCGAGACAAGCTTCAACTGCTGCGCGGCGCCGCGTTCGATGCGACCGCGGTGCTCGACCGCATTGACGGCGCGCGCCGGCAGATGTCCGTGGCCGATGATGAGTTCCGCCACCAAATCGAGAATACCAAGGAGCGCGTCCGATGGCTCATCAGCGAACTCGATAAGCTCACCGCGAAGCTGCGCTCGCTCAAATGACCACGCTGGAGCGCATCGCGGGGGAAGTGATCGGCGCGCTCCTTCTGATCATGGCCTCGGTCGTTTGGTGGAAAATCCACAACCACACCGAGCAGCAATTGGGCGCGGTCGCCTGCATCGCTCAGACCACCGAAACGAAAGCGCAGGCCGTCGGCGCCAATACGACCGATGCGGCGATCGGCGCCGCGCAACTCCAACTCGTGGTGAAAACCTATGACGATCAAGTGGCGGATCTTCAGCGTGGCAATGCTGATCTGGTGCAGCGGCTGCACGACAACCAAGTACGTGCGAAGTCCGTGTCCGGTACCGGATCCGCTGCCGCCGGCGATCTCTGTCCCGTCGACCTATCCGACGGACAAAGACGCGCTCTCGACGCTCGCATCGCCGCCGAAGCCAAAGTCCTCGACGATTGCGACGCCGACTACGCCGGCCGCGTCGCCGTGATCAAGGCGTATAACCAGGTGAGGGCGCGCGCGCTCGCGGCCGCGGCGGCCGCCCCATGACGCGCGAGGAGATCGAAATGGCCTTCATCCGTGAACTATCGACCGGCGGCCTGGTGCTCTCGGGCCATGAGATCTCCGCGCATGATCGGCGCGAGCGGATCCGCATCGCCATCCACCAGCGCGGCCTGCTGCGGGAGATGTTCGCCCCGGAGATGAGCTATGCCGCGGCGTACGAGATTTGCTTCGCGCGGCCGCTCGAGCTGCGAGCCAAGCAGCGCGCGGATATCCATACGCGCTTTCAGCCGCCGGCGGCCGTAGGCCCCGGCGATGATGACGACGATGATGCGGGCGACGAGGATGACGATGAGGGCTTGTCGAATCGGTCGAACACCGCGGCGTAGTGCGTCATGCAGTCGCCGTGGCCGCAGTAGTAGCCGGTCCAATGCGCGAGCTCGTACTGGCGCACCGCCGCGAGGCGCTTCAAATTCCAGCGCGCCACCTGCAGATACTCGCCATACATGGCGGAGTTGCCGAAGTGCTGGACCGCCGGCTTTAAGGATTCGACGTCCCAGCCGCCGGTGATTTTCAATTTCATGCGCACGCCGTCGTTGACCGCAAAGCCGATGCGATCGGGCCAGGGCCGCTCCCAGGCGAAGAAGGCCTCGATCACAGGCCAGGGTTCGCCATAAGGATCGATGTCGATCAGATTGATGGCCAGGTGCTCGCCGGCGCCGGCTCGCAGGCTCTCGATGCAGTCGGATTCGAACACGCTCCAGGTCGGCCGCTGAATAGCGACGAGCTCAGCCTTTGCGGGTTTTTCGTCGAACGCGACGCCCTGGCTTATCTCGCTGTACACCCGCTTCCACACCTGCCCCGTTCCCGCGTGCGTCTCGAGGACGATCGGGCGCGGGATCTTTTTCAAGAGGCTCCAGCGTAACGACGCTTTGAGGTTCAGCGTCGTGTTGTCCTTTTTCATGGAGAAATACTCGGCAGAGGTGAAGGAGCGCATCGCCCCGGGAGGGTTTGCCGCTGGCGGCGAGCGCGCGTTCGATCAGGTTCATGTCGCTGACCGCGATCACCGCTTTGACCACCGGCGCCCCCTTGGTCAAGATCCCTTCCGGATTCTTGCTCGCGGCCGCGAGCGTTGAGCCTTCGGCCTGCTCGCGCAGCTCGTCGAACATCTGATCGAGTGGGCCGCCGCCGAACTCGAAGTCCTGCAGCAGCTCGGTCAACTTCTCGCCGTCCATCACCGCCATGGCGGACAGGGGATCGAGGGAGGCGAGAGCGGCTTTCTCTTCCTCGAGCGTGAGTTCCACGTAGTCCACCGGGATCGAGGTCTCGCCGCGCGCCACGGCCGAGGCCACGCGCAGATGCCCATCGATCAGATGCCCCGTGGTTCGATTCACGATCGCCTTCTGGATCCAGCCGATCTTGTCGAGCGAGTCTTCCAGCGTCACGCGCTGCACTTTCGGGTGCACGCGCCAATTGAGCGGGTTGTCGGTGATCGCGGCCGGATCCGCCTCGCCGCTGGCCACAATGCGGTTGCGCCAGCTGGTCATGGGGTTCTGTCCGTGAGCCGCTTCCAGGCTTTGTGCACGCCCGTCTGCGTCATGGCCGATGTGTCGTGTTCCTCGACCACCATGGTCTCCTCCGGTTTCGCAGGCTCGCGCACGGGCGGCACGTAGGGCGGAATGGCCACCGGCGCCGGTTTCTTGCTCCATGGCCAGCGCAGCTTCATAAGTTTATTTCACCAGCCGCGGCAGCGCAGCGTCCTTCGGCGTGCGCGTATCCGGGAGCGTAGCGGCGTCGCCTACAAAGCCAGAGCCCTTACCGCCGACCAAGTCCAGGAATTTGACCTCAACCTTGGCCGATTCAATGATCGAGTTAGCAACTTCCGAGATGGCGAGCGCGCGCTCGATTTCCATGGGCTTTTCCTTGTCGCGCAGTGCTTCGAGCGTCGCGAACAAGTGGTCGCGGAGATCCTCAATTTTGTTTTTCATGCTGAGCCCCCGTTCTTCGGTTGATTTGCCGTACCACCTGCGCGCGCAGCCGGATGACTTCCGCGATCTCTTTCGGGTAATTATTGTGATAGCTGTTCCGTCGCATCAGCTCCGCGTGCGACACCAGCTCGAGCGCGTCGAGTGTGATCTCCGCGAGCACCGTGGTCGCATGCCCGGATTTAAAAACAACCTTGTGCCCTGGTGGGATCGGTCCGTGCGCTGAGATCCAGAGCAGGCGATGTACGGTTTCCCAGTCGCGCGGAGGGTAGCCAGTGTCCGAGATCTTCCGCTGCAGATAGCCATCGTGCGTGATTCGGTAGGAGCCGATCGGCATCCACGTGCAGGATCGCTGGCCCTTTTTGAACTGGGTTTCGCCCATGCGTCCTGGCGACCAGCCAGGGCGGCGCATGCCTTTGTTCGCGGGCACATGGCCCATACCGAATCGATAAGCGACGCCGCTGCGGCTGAGGCGCTTGCGCTCGACGGCGCGCTTGCGGGCGATATAGTCCGCGCTCTTGTGCAGACCGAGCTTCGTGGCCAATCCGTACAAGCTACAGATCGAACGCTTCAATTCCCTTGCTAGCCGTGGCGTCGGTTCGTGCGGGTAGCGGCGGCGCACGATCGCAATGTCGCTTCGCGTCCACCGCCGCCGGCGCCGCTTAGGAACATCAGCCATGCAGCTGCGTCGACATGACCGCGCGCTCGACGTCGGTCAGATCCCAGGCCGCGACAACCACCCAGGCATCCTGGCCGAAGCGCCGCAGCAGGTACGGATCGACGGGATACTGATTCCAATCCGCTTCCCACAGAACATGGTATTGCCCTAGCGCCTTGCGCGGCCGCAGATGCACCGGAATCAGCGGCACGCTGGCCACGCGGCTTCTCGTGTTGCTGCTTGCGCCGGGCATAGACACTTTGAAATATCGATCCTTCGCGTAGCCCTGGAAGGCGCGGCCATTGCCGTGCACCGCATCGAATCGAATCTCGTTGAAATAGCACGCGCAGGCAACCTTGGGGATATCGGCGCGCATGATCGCGAGCTTCGGCAGTCCGTCCGCGCCGAGGCCGGCGGCCGCGATCGATGCCAGCGCGCGGATGATGAGCTTGCCTTGCGCGATGCGTTTATAGATCGCGGCGATTGCGCGATCGTTTGGCGTCATGCCGGCGCGGCTTTCCTGGTAGCGGCGATAGAGGTCGCGCGCCTGGTCTTTGTCCATCGAGAGTTTTTCAACGTTCATGGTTAACCTCCTGGTGGCGGAAACTGGTCGATGGCGAGTTGGATGGCCTCGAGCTGCTTGCGGCAGGTCGCGGGCATCTCCGCCCATTCGCGGGCGGTCATCGCTCGCAAGGTCTGATCGGCGCGGAACACGGCAATGTTCTGGCAGTAGGCACACACGCTCACATCGCCTTCCTTGGGCGTCGCCTTCGTCAACGGGTCCGTGGCGCCATCGAGCCGCTTGCCACAGCTGGGGCAGATCGTCGGAGGCACTTCCGAAGACTTCACGTCGTGAGGTCCGGCTTGTCGACCGAGGGGATCTGCGGCTGCAGCGGATCGCCGAATGTCAATTGCGAAATCCAAATGCGTTTGGTCTCGAGCAGCCGCGTCAGTTCATCAGTGGTCAGCTCCCAGCAGCTGGTCACGACGCCCTGCCGCGAGACGTGCGCGGGCAATGGCGTGTACTCGGGCTGATCCTTGGCGAAGGTCACGGTCGCTTGCGGAAAGGCGACCGGCTTCATAGGTCCATCTCCCGCCGCTGGTCATCGCTCGGCCGAGGCCAATCTGCATCCGGGGAATGCACATCCAGAAGCGCGGTGCACATCCGCGTGGCGCACTCGCTGCAGACGCCGCGTAGCCGCTCCGCATTGACCGCGACCCAATGGCAGGGCATTCCCAGGTCCGAAACGCAGGCCTGGTTATCCGTACAGCTGCAGCCGATGCAGACCGTCTCAAACGCGAAACCGGGCCGGCGTACTGGCGTTGTATGGACGTTGGCAGTACGCGAGGGGCGCCGGGAACTGCCCCGGTCCGGCCTGGGAGCCCCTGGGAAGGCTTGAGAGCGGCGCGGCCCCGGGGGGTTGGTTACCGTGCGGCCCGGGGGGCGTTTGGGGCGGCGAGGGCGCTTGGCGCTCATTTTTGCCCCCGTCTAATCAGGGGTATATGCGCACATAGCGGCCCCCCGCTACTCTCGCGTATCCGACCCAGGTTGGAGCCGGACGCCAGAAGGACGACATTGGCCTGTAGGACGGTCTCCGCGATGAGGAACCGCCCGGTCGGGTCCGGCCGCAAGGGAATGCGCGGGCCGTAGGCGGCGACCAGGGCGGCACGCGCCGCGTCCGCATCCTCCCCTGTGAGGTCCTCGCGCATTTGCTGCGCCTGCTTCCGGTATTCCGCCTCGACCCCCCACGGCCCGGAGATGAGCGGCCCCTTGACCGCGCGCTGCGCCTCGCGCACGAGGGCCTGGCGCTCGGCTTCCAGTTTGGCAAACACGGGCTCCGCGTCCTCCGCATCCAGTACCCCGCTCGCGACGTGCGCGCGGATCTTGGCGATCTTGGCCTCAATTGCGGTCAGGTCCACGACCGGCGCCGGCGGCGTGTCCTTCATGGCCTGCTTGATACGGATCACGGCCGCGTTCACGGCCGCCTCCGACAGCAGCTCGTCGAGCGCCGGCTGCACCAGCAAGTCCTGCACGAGCTCGCGCTCGACGCGGACCGCGTTGGTGCAGGCGTTCACGCCGCCATTGTGGAAGGTCGAGCAGACGTAGTAACGCGGGCCGGCGCGGCCATAGCCGCGGCTGTTCTTGCCGCCGCCCGACATCACGAAACTGCCGCTGCAGATCTTGCATTCGAGAATGCCCGACAGCGCATAGCGGTTGCGCGCCTGGGGCGATACCCGGCCGACCTTGCGATCCTGCATCCGCTTATGCACCGCGTCCCAGGTTGGCCGATCCACGAGCGCGAGTTCCGGGCGCTCGTCGATCACCCATTCCTTCCGCGGCCGCTCGCGGCGCTTGCGGATCCCGGTGTCGGGTTCCTTTACCCACTGCGAGCGATTCCAGATCACGCGGCCGATATAGATTTCGTTCTGCAGCAGCGCGTTCAAGGTCGCGATCAGCCACCGACCGTCGCGCCGGTTGGTCGTGCGCTTCCAGACCGAGCCGGGCGAGGGCACGCCGCGCGCGTTCAAATCCGAGACCACCGCTTTCATGGTCTCGCCGGCGGCGATGCGGCGGAAGATTTCTTTGACGATGCGGGCCTGATCCGGGACCTTCACCCGCGTCGAGGTATAGCCGTAGGCGACGCCGCCGGTCGACTTGCTGTTCTTGGCGAGGGTATCGAGCGCCAGGTGCACGCGCTCGCCGACGGCCGCGCGGTATTCGTCCGACATGATGCCGGAGAGGCCTGCCTGCATGCGCGAGTGGCGCTGATCCGAATCGAAGCGGTCGAGTACTCCGATCACCCGCACGCCGCGAAAGCGAACGCGCTCGAGGAACTTGGGAAGGTCCGCGCTATTGCGCGAGAGGCGCGTCAGATCCGCGATGATGATCACGTCAATCTCGCCGGCGAAGGCGGCTTTCTGCAACTGCGTGACGCCCGGGCGATTGCCGAAGCTCGCTCCGGAGATCGCGAGGTCCGCAAATTCGTGGACAACTTTCAGGCCGTTCTGCTTCGCGTACTCATTGCAGGCGCGGCGCTGATCGTCGATTGAGGTCTCGGTCTGCTTGTCGGTGGAGAATCGGGCGTAGGTCGCGGCTCGTTTCATATTTTAATCTTCCGTAATAATTCTGTTTGCCAATGCCGCGTACTCCGTCGAACCCTTGGCGACGCGCTTGCCGAGAGCCGGGTTGTTGCTCTGGAACTCGACGACATGATTGGCGCGGCGTTCGAGCCATTTTTCGTACTTGGCCCCGATGAACACGAGTTTCATGCCGATGCGCGTCATTGCGCCGGCGGCGAGCAGCTCCTTACGGTATGCGCGCCCGATCCATTGCCCTCGCGCTTTGGTGTGCGGCCAGATTTCTGTTGGCCATGTGTTTAGCTCCCAGGAGCGCGGCGGAGGTCTAGTCGCTGTCACGGCTTCTGCTCCAGCATCGGACCGCGATAGATCAGCGCCTGCCGCGCTTCTTCCCAAAACAGAAATTTGCCATCGGCGAGCGCGCGCAGCGCGGTGGCATCGAGGACGGTTCCCTCACGATCCGGTTGCCCCGCAATTGCGACGATGCCATCAACGGCAATCGCTCTCTGCTGCAGCTCCAGGTAACAATCGTCGCAAATGACGGCTAGGTCGTCGGCGAAGGCCTCGCCGAAATTTGCCACCCGTTCGGCGTGCGCCTCTTCGTCGCTGACACCCTTATCGAAGGTGCGCCCGCATTCCTCGCAGGTATAGGTGCTCACGGCTTGGGCTCGGCCGCCGCGCGTGCCTTGGCGCGTTTGCGGGCTCGGCCCTGGGCCGGCGTCTGAATGGGCGGATGGCCTGCGGCCTGGCGAATGATCCCGCGTGAGAGGGAGCCGCCGCCGGCGGCGCGCAGATCCTCGGTGAGTTCTTCGGGCAGATGCACCATCGAGCGCACGCCCGGCTCTGCTGAGAGGGGCGGACGTCCGCGACCACGTTTAATTTTTTCTGCCACCGTTAGACCCCATCCGCATTTGGAACACAGGGGTATTTTAGCAGCTTTAATGCTGCGCCGCAATTGCGCTGCTTTTAATCCGGGACTACACTTCGGGCGCGGTTGTGAGATGAGCCGCGACCCTGCGAAGTGCGAGCCAAAGGATAGATACGTACGGCATGACCGGTTCCGGTCTGGTCGGCACCGAGGCGATCGAAGGTATGGCGGACGGCGATCATCTCTTTCGTTCCGAGGCCTCGCGCGCTCGCAAGCTCGCGACCGTTTTGTTCACCAGAACGTTGATCAAGCTGTCGAGGCCTTCGCGCGTAAAGCGCGGCCGAAATTCCGGCGCCGGCTTGGGCTCGAGGCGGGTGACGTTGGATTTTTTCACGCGACCTCCGGATGCAGTTCAAGATTGTGATCGAAGGGTACGCGCTCGAAGCCGTTGAGCGGCACGCGGATTTTATCCTTCGGATATTCGCCGCCCTGAATCCACTTCAGCCATCGTGGCAGATCCCCGCCGTGCTGATCGATGCACTCGTCGCAGACAATCGCATTGGCGCCGCGCATCGGCGCGTGACATTGAACGCAGCCCCAGCCCACCGTGCCGCGCGGTGCCTCGAAAGGCAGCATCACCAGCGTTCGCACCGTGCCGTCCTGCGCTTTGCCACAGCAGCAGCAGGGTCCCAAATCGAGTTCTGTTCGATCTTCGCTCATCGCGGCGCAAACCCCTTGTAAGCCAATTCCTCACGCAGCAGCGTCACCGCCGTACGGATGGTATAGGCCTCCGATTCATTGACCGCATTGTGCCGGAACTCCGACCACGACAGGCGCTTACAGAACTGCGCGAGCGCGAGCGCCTGGTCGTCTGTCAGCTCGAGCTGAAGGATCACGCTGTCGGGCACGATCGGCGCGTTCATCCGTGCACCTGAAACGGATCGTAAGGTGCGATTTCCTCCGGCTCCGGATCGCGGCGGTTAACGCGCAGCGCGGCCGAGCGGAGCTCGCGCAGGTGGATCAGGCAATTCTCGGCGAGGGATGGCGTCACGGCAGTCGGCAGGAAATTGTTCGAAGAAAATTCCATGCACGTGATCGCGGTATCGAGTGCGACCGCCATTCGCAGGGCTTCGTCTTTCGAGAGCTGCATTAGTGCGACACGAACCAATAGAGCACCCAGGCGATCACGGCGACGTCGCGGCCGACCGAGCACGCCTTGGCGAATACTTCGGGCTTCACGTCGTCCCCAGCTGTTCGAATACGTGAAACACGAATTGACCGCCCTCGAGTTGCACGGTTCCGAGGTGATGGGTGTGATTGTCGTCATCGAACGCGTTGCCGGTGCCGACGATCCGGAAGGTGCGATGCACTTTGCCGGCCTCCGGATCGACGACGGCCCATAGGCAGACCGTGTCGCGCTGGACCTCGCAGCAGAGAATGCGCGCCGCGATCGGCATCTCGACGTGCTGCTCCGGGCAGAGCAGCAGCGGATATTTGTAAATCCGCTTCACGCCTCCTGCTCCATTGGCAACACTTCCGGCGGCCAGCGCCAATCATCCGGATCGTCGAGATCGACGTCCGCCCCGAACAGGTGATCGATGGCGAGCAGCACCTGCTGGGCGCGCAGCGCCGCGTCCCAATACTGGGACTTGTTCAGCTCGTTTGTGATGGCGACGAGATCTCGCTGCATCTCGTCGAGCCGCTGCCGAAACGAGGCTGCGCCGCAGACGGTCATGCGGCCGCCGGCGGCAGAAATTGCTGAAAGGCAGCGACCTGTTTGGCGAGCTCGTCGCGGCACTCGTGGCCGCGGCGCTGGATCTCATCCTGCTGGCGCGCCAGGTCCTCGAGTAGCGGCAGGCCGGATTCGATCGAGGCCCATACTTCCTCGCGGGTCGCGAGCCGCCCCTCCGCATACCACTGCACCGTTTTCGGATCGCCCAGGCGCAGCAGCTGGCCAGGATTGGCGCCGGGCACCGGGCCCGCTTCGAGCAGCCCGTCGAACAGCTCGAAAAATTGCGTGGTCCAGAGACAGGTCGCGCCCGGATTGCGGTCGATCGGCATGCCGCCCTGGTGCTGGTGCGGCGGGAGATTCGCGTTGCGGCGTTGTGCCCGGGGCAGCGTCATGAACGGGCAGGCCATTGCGGCGAATTCCGCGCAGGCGTAGTGACAGCCCGGCTCGGACGTGGTGCGGTTGACCGCGCACATCGGGCCGATCACAAACGTTTTCCATTTGCCCACCGGTTCGCCGCAGAGCCAGCAGTCGCCGAAGCGAATCGAGAGCCACCACTTGCGCCGGTCCATGACGCGAAAGTCGGGCACACCGTTGATCCAGTCGACGAACCAGGGAACGGGATAGCCGCGCGCGTCGATCGGGAGCAAGCGCATGCGCTCCGGGATCGGCGGCAGGTCGGAGCGGGGCTGGCGCAGCTGCGTGTTCATCGACTTCAAACGTCGACGGGCGCGAAGTCGACGCCGGCCGCCGGGCGCTGCTCGCCGCCCATTACCGTCGTCTGCGCCAGAAAGGCGTAGTAAATCTCGGCCGTCGCGACCACGGCTTTGGCGTCCGGCACCTGCATGGTCGGCTGGGGCACTGTGTGTGCGCGGAGAGCCTGATCCAGGGCATTCATGCGTAACTGATGTTGGTCCATTTTTGCTGCACCGTGACTACACATAATCGCCAGTATGTTAAACCGAACTTCGCCGCCGGCGCCTCGGCCGCCTCCCTGTCTAAAATCCTCATCACTTCGCCATCGATCCATGGCGCCGGATTCGCAACGACCGTCGCACACGTCGCGGCGCGTGCGCAAGCCCCTGAGCGCATTAAGTTTCCTCGCGAAATACTTCGCGAAATGATTCCGGAAATACTTCGCGAAGTGATTCGCGAAACGCTTCGCGAAAAGAATCAAAGAACCGGGCGCGCGAGCGGCGCGCGCGTCGGAGTTTTAAATCCAAGATTAAGATTGAAATCTGACGCGCGGGCGCGCGCGATTTTCAGGTTGCGAGCAGTGCAGCAGATCGCTATTCTCACTCGCGATCCCCGCAGCAACCTAACGCCAAGGAGTGGGAGGTTTTGTCCGCGTGAGCCGTAAGCGCCAGCTGCCTCCCGACGTTCATCACTGGACAGGATTTAAGGCCTGTTCGCACGACGCGCGGTTGGTCTATTTGCTGCTCTACACGATCGCCGACGATGAAGGTCGGATGCGCGAGGATCCGGGCCTGCTCGCCTACGAACTCTTCCCAGGCGAATCAGGGTTTGGTTTGAAGATCGAAGCATGCTTGCGGGAGATCGAGCACAACGGCCTGATCGGCCGTTATGACGTGCGCAGCTTCCGGTATATCGTGATCTTGGATTGGAACACGCAGGCGGTTTCTCACCCGACTCCGTCTAAACTACCGGCGCCGCCCGAGTCGCGGCTGCTGCCCTTCGATGAGCTTTCGGCCGCGCGTGCACGGCGGGAACAACGATGAATTTGGGGATAACTCTGTGCATAACCCTGTGGACAAGCTGGGAGTCACGCTGTGGATCATTTGAGGGGCGTCCTCGACGGCCTGCAAGTGGTGGTCGCGACCCTCTCGATCCTGGGCACCGGCAAGGGCAGCCGCAAGATCAATGCGAAGGCGGCGCAGCGCTTGCAGATGGGCGCCGAGCATGTCGGCGAGACGCTGCTCTGGACCGTCTACGGCTCGCCGGATAAGTTCGTCGCGCGGCCCTGCATGACGTTGGGCGGCGTCACGCCGATGCCCGTGCATTTGGAATCGCGCACCCTCGATGGGCTGCGCGTCCAGCTGCCGGCCGGCCTGACGCGGACCGATCGGCTGCCGGATGACGACCCGCGTGTGGTCGAGACCTGGCAATAAATGCATTGCATTAATTGCGTTCGAGCGCTTTGGCTCGGAGGTCCCATAGCTCGGCTTTGTCGGCCGCGTCCAGTGCAGCCGCATCCTCGCCTTTCTCGAACAGGTCAATGGCGCGCATCGCGTAGCCGTCGCGCTTCAAGCACGCATCGACGTGCTGGCGCAGCAGCTCGATCACCGTGTCTCGCCGGCGCACGGGGCTAGACCCACACTTCGATGATGGTAGGGTCGTCGGTCGGCTGCCGCTGCAGGCAGGTCAACCCATCGGGCAGCATCAGGCGCAGCGTATCGAGCGATTTGGCGATCAGGTGCATAGGCATCGGCCCGGACGTCTTCGGCCGAATGATGAAGGGACGCGCCACGAACCACTCCGGAAAATCCTTCGGGTGATCGTAGATCGTCCAAATGAGCAGCTGCCCGAGCGATGCGGCCGAGAGCTGCACCAGGCGGGCGTAGTCCATGTTGATTTCGACGCTGGCGCTCATAGGCTGCTCCCAAAGGTCGGATATTGTTTCCACTCGCGGCCGTACAAGAGCGAGCCGCCTTTGCCGTTCGGATCTTGGCGCGTCACCCATTCCGTGCCGCTCATGCCCTTCGGCCGGTCGATATGCGCTTGCCAATAAATCGGGTTGTTAGTCGCCTTGCCCCACTGCTTGAAAAACAGCGGCACATGCTGCTCCGCGCATTGATCGCGCACGTCGCGCGCCCATTTCGGATCCATGGGTCGCGCGCCGGGGCCGGACTCTCCGCCCAAGATGACCCAGTGAATCCCGGTCAAATCGATGGTGCCGATGGGACCGATCAATGGTTCGATCGAGAGAAACCGAATCGTCGCGGGCACACGGCGCAAGGTCTGGATCCGGTGCACGCAGTCCGCGCGCTCGACCGTCGCGCCAATCCACACGTTCGGCGGGAACGTGGTAAAGCTGTAATACCCACCGTCCGAGATCCCGGCCTGTGGGTCATTGATGCGCGCGATAAACGGCGCGATGTTCTCCGGCCGTTTGGTGAGCACCTGGTATTGGTGCGGCGTTTTGACCATCACCTGCAGGGCCTCCAGGCGCCAGGCGTCGTCGGCCGCTTCGTGGAAGAAATCCGACATCGAGTTCACGAAGATCAGCGACGGCGTTTTGATCTTGAACGGTTTACGCATCTGCGCATCGCTCGATCGATTGATGCGTCCCGTCCAGACCGGAACGCCGTTCGCCTGCTTCGCGACGCCGCGATAGCTTTCCATGCCAAATTCCTGCAGCCGCAGCGCGGCGCGCATCGCATAGCAGTTCGTGCATCCGGCTGTGTGGATGGTGCAGCCGACAAAGGGGTTCCAGGTATGTTCGGTCCACTCGATGCCGGTGGATCGGTTCGCCTTTTCAGTCGTCGTCATGTTAGTCTCTGCTCCGTTCGTTGTATTCGCCTTGCATTTTAGAGAAGCCCGCCGAAGCTCCAACCTCGGCGGGCTTTTTTTTGCCTCCTAGTTAAGCGCCATCACGGCAGCTGCGGCCAGCAATAGATTGCCGCCAATCGCCATGGTTCGAGCGAGCCCCTGGGGCATGAGCGATCGCACGCCGGCTTCCGCGCGGATCTGCCCCACGGACAGCCCGAACAGATACAAGCGCCGACCGAGCCAATCGCCGGTGATCGTCCACACGCACCCCAAGTCGAAGATCGTCCAGGCGCGGCTCCTGCCGTGAATGACCAAGTAAACCGCGAGCGTCGCGGACCCGAGGCACAGCGCCAGTGCCAGTGCTTTGCGTCGCTGGTTATTCAAAGAGGTAATCCCAATTGACGGCATCGGCGCCGGCGGTGTTCCACTCCACCATGTTGGCCATGTCGACATAGCCGGTGCCGGTGGTCTCCGACAGTTCGCCCTGATAGTCGGTCGCCAGCCCGCCGTACTCGGTCACCAGGTCATAGCCGTAACTCGGGTCGATCGATTCGGCGAACCCATAAAAGGTCGAGCCGATTTGATACCCGATCAGAAGCGCTTTGCCCAGGTTCACCTTCACGAACACCGCCGTCAACGCGTATGCCCCCAGCTCGGTCTCGGCCGAGGTCCAGAGGTATTCCTCGAAGATTTCCGAAATGGTCATGTTGACGGACGGGGCTGCGACGCCGGCGGCCGCGCCATTCATCGTCCGGATGCTCATCGTTCCTTTGATGATGTGCGCCGCGTGCGATTGTGGGAGTGCTGCAGGTTTAGCGGCCGCCAGATATTGAGCCTTGATGGTCGCCGGTGAGAAGTCGTTCACCGCGGTGTCGGTGTTGGCTTGCCCAAATGCCGTATTCCATCGAACCAGGTTCGCCGCCGTCAGCTTCTGCGCAGCCAATTGCATCAGCAAGCCGATGTTCCCTCCGCTCGCGAGGTAATAATGGTGCGAGAAGCGCGCGAGACCTAGCGGCGTCAGCTTGTTGATCTGCGCATTGAGCGCCGCCGCCGTCTCGGTTTCGAACTCCCAATTGATGACGACCGGGAACTGAGAATGCACCGTGGCCACCGTGTTCCCCTGCCATGGCATCGTCTTTGCGGGCGTCGTGATGTTGCCCGACCATACCAGGCTCGCGTTGGTGGTCATGTTGGTACAGGGCACGTGCAGGATGATGGCCTGCGAGCACTGCGGAGGGATGTTGCCGAAGGCCTGGACGGCCACCGGGCTTGCGAGGATGCCGGCGATCGCCGCTCCCAAGAGTCGATGTTGAGTTTTCATGTTTTCTCGTTCGTTCGTTGTACCGGTGCGATTTTGCACCCGGCTGCACCCTCGTGAGAAGGCGCAGCCAGTTGATTAGATCTCGCCGGCCTTTTTGGTCCGCGCCGCTTTGCCTTCGATCTCTGCTTTGCTGGTGAGGGTCAAGGCGCCGTGCGCGCCGTCGGCAAAGTTCGCGAGCACGAGCTCGTCGCCGGCGGCATTGCGCCAGGTCTCGATGATCTGCGAGAGCTGCGCGCCAGCGACCGTCTGCGCTTTGCCGTGGAGAGTTTGGGTGGGCTTGCCGTATTTGGCGGTGACCGCCGCGCTGATTGCGTCGAAAAAGATCGGCTGGAAGGTCGCGCGGATTTCCTGCACCGCCTGGTGCTCGATCGTGAGGCCGATATCGGCCGTCGCGCCAGCGATCATGGCGAAGCCCCACCCGCAGGAGGTGACGCAGCGCGATTGGGTCGATTCCATATCGCTGCCAAAGTGAAAATTGAAGGCCGCTTTGATCTGCGCCGGGTCGACCGGATGGCCGACATCGACGCCTTTGAGGTCAAACGCAAATGCCGGCGACGCGGCCACGAGCGCCGCGAGAATGAGAAATCGAAGGTTCATAAAAAGCTCCTTGTCGTTGGTAGATCGCCTCAGTAAAAGTAAATGAATGCGTAGGTGACGAAGATGATCGACGCGCCGACAATCACCTTGTCGATGTGCAGGGCGAGCCGGTCGAGGCGCCGATTCACGGGCGCACCTTGATGATGCGCACCGAGGCGCCGCGACAGGCGGCGAGACGGAAGCCGCGCAGCGTCGCAAGGTTGACCGTGGCGCGCGTGACGCTGCCATCGGCCCAAATGATCCTGACGTGGTACATGGTTCGTTGCTCCCGGTTGCGAAGGTCGCACTCCAGAGCGCCCGGTTGCCCAGGCGCTCCAGGCTGCGGCCTACGCCGCGCGCATGTTCGCCGTGATGGCGGCGATCGCGGCCGTGGCGGCCGACTTGTCGGCCGGGCTCTTCGCCGCTTTCAGCGCGTTCTGCTGGCGCGTGATGTGCGCCTTGTAGGCGGCCATCGAGCGGGTTTTCGCCTTATCGGCGGCCGGCACGATCACCGACTTCGAGACGGTGACTTTGGCCGCGGCGGCCTTCGAGACCGACTTCGGCGAGGACTTCGATTTGCTGGATTTCTTCATGTTCGTTGCTCCGGGTTCGTTGAGGTAGATAGCTTGTTTCCGAGGTTGAATATTAGCAGCAAAATGATGAAAAAGTGTGCTCAAATCAACTATCTAGCTAAATAAAGCTGCCTTTAATCGAGGCCGTATGTGGGAGTTCTGCAGGAACGCCCCTAGAATGCCGATTTAACAGTTATTGGAGCGAAAGCGGAGTGGACGGGCTGAAGGAAAAGCCACCGGCGCTGCAGGCCTGGGCGGTGCGCGAGGCGGTGAAACAGTTTCCCGGCTCGAACGTGCAGCAGCTCTCCGCGCTCTCGCTCATTCCGCGCGCGGTGTTCCATCGTCGATTGATCGAACTGGAGCGCTTGGGCTTTGTCGCCAAGGATGACGATGGCCGCTACCATATGATTCCGATTCGTCCGGAGGATTTTCCGGAGCCGCCGAGCGACCAGAAATGCAATGGCACTTCGTCAACGCGATGACCTACGAGACTGCGACGCATCGCATTCGCCGCGTCTGCACGATCCATGATTCGTATTGGCTCGCGGAGCGCAAAGCCACTGACGGTGATCACATCGAGAAAATTCCGGGCCACTTTGCGCTGCAGGAATTGGCCGAAGCTGCCTGCGAGCGCGATTCGTATGCGGTGGCGAGCGGCCGATGACCAACAATCGCCACTCGAATGTGATTCTGATCTGCAAGAGCTGCGGTTATCTCTTCCAACGCATCATGATCAAAATCAAGCGCTGCGCATTGTGCGGCGGCGTGCTCGAAGCGAGGAAACCATGACCGAACCCGTGAGCGATTACGTCAATATCGGCTCGCACGATCTCGTGATCAAGGAAAGCGACGATATCCAAACGGTGTCGATTTTCGGCATCAAATATTCGATGGAATTGTTCCGCCTGATGGCAACCGCCGATATCGGGCGCGTGTTCAAGATCCTGGCGCGTCGCGACGGTACGGTGACGCTGCAGTCGATCGATTTGTCAGCCCAGGCGATGCGACTTCAGGCGCTGGAGTCGTTTGTGCAGCTCATTGGAAATGAGCGTGACCTGCATGCCGACGAGACCGAAGTCGGCCTTAAATTTCGCGATTTGCTGCGGCCGACCGTTGGCTAGCGTCAGCTGTGAGCTGCCGTGGCCGCCGAGCGCGAATGCCGCTTGGCGATCGGTCGCTGGGAAAGTGCATCGATCCGAGGCTTATCGACTGTATAAAAAGGCGTTCGGGGGCGCCGTCCTCGAGCAGTGCGTCAAACGCTTTCAATGGAAAGACGAACGGCTGGCGATCGGCCTGATTTGTCATCCGCCGAATGCGCATACTTTCGATATCGATAATCGCGTCAAACCGTTGCTTGATTGCTTGACGGACGCCGGCGTCATTCCCGATGACAAGTTTGTCGACCTGATCGTGATCGCGCGCGGCGACGTGCATGCGCCGCACGGCGCGATCCTCGTGCACATCGAAGAATGCTCAGCATCGTCGTCGTGGCAGTGGCTCATTGGTGGACGTCGCGACGCGCGCGCGTATAGTGCGGCGAATGGCTAAACCAGACAAATCAACGACAAAGCCACCGATCATTGATGTCAATGACAGCGATCAAGTGATCCGTTTGGTGTTGTGCGCTGTGTTCACGGTGACATGGATTGCGCGCGGCAAGACGCTCGATCCTGATAGCGTCGAGGCAATGGCCGACTATGCCGATGCGTTGATGCATGCAGCGTCGAAGCAGCGATCGTCGTAATGCCAACCATGCCGCCGACCCATCGCGTCGTCGGTCAACCGACCATTCAATCGCGCGCGCGCGAGGACTATCGTCGACGCGGCACACGCCAGGAGCAGGGCTATACCAACGATTGGTTGCGCGCGGCCGCGGACTTCCGTGCCGAGCATCCGCTGTGTGCCATGTGCTTGCGACGCGGCCGCATCACGCCGTGCCAGTGCGTCGACCACAAGATCCCGCATCGTGGCGATCCGGTGTTGTTCTGGGATCGCAGCAACTGGCAGGCGCTGTGCAACCCGTGTCACAACGGACCCAAGCGCCGCGAAGAGGAAGCCGCGCGGCGCGCTCAAGTCGATAGGGCGGCGAGGCCGGCCACCGACTCGGCGGGTAGGGGGGGATCGAACTGGAATGCTCCTGGCGTGGAAGCGCG